CCCACGACATTCAGAACCACAATCTAAAAGTGGAAAGTCTATAAGTTTCTGTTTATCAATTAATTATATAAATTATACAATATAACTCATCCAACTTTTATATAACATATACTATTTTCTACATCATACAGTTGATACGGATGGATGCCTTGACAAGCGCAAGTGCGTTGACGGTGCGGAAATCAATATCCCTGTCGGCATGATGTGGGTTTTGTGACACAAGCGTGATATACGGCTCCCCCTGCGGTGATCTGTTGATGTATTTTACCACGACGTAAGCATCCCCCTCTATAATGTAGGAAATGAGATACATCTCACCATAGAACAGGTGCTGCATGTCCACAGGCATTTCCTTGTACAGCACGATGTCGCCAGACTTAAGCAGCGGATACATGGAATCCCCCACGATATGTATCGCCCCGTCACACTTCGGAAGATTCGGTATGCGTATGAAGTCAATGATGTTCGCATGATTGTTGTCCAATAGACTTCTAAGTCCAGCGGACGCTTCAAAGTCATACAAGTTCACCATCTGCTCATCTTTTTTCACTTCACTGCTTTTCAGGTGGCTCAGGGATCTGACCTCGGTAACCTCCGATATATGCTGTTCGTCCTTGAGCATGTTCCCCTCGCCTGTGAGAAGCCAGTCCATATTTAATTCGGGGCAATTTTCGCTTATTTTCGATTTGATTTTGTACCCCATGTTATCACTTGCTTTCTGCACATATCCTCTACTTAATCCAGCCTCTTGTTCAAAAGCTGTCTGCCCTTTTCCTTTATACTTTAGAAAAGAAGCTAATCTATCGCTAACACTCTCCATAGTTAAAATATTTTAATATTTATAAACTCAGTACTATTTTGTTTTGGTTACTGATTATATTCAGTATCTTTGCATCGCATTTGGTCAAGAGATGCGACTGGCATTGCTAAATTTTCTTTTCATACGAAATTTAGATAACTCACCTCTGCAAGGCTTGACCACTTGCGGAGGTTTTTTGTTTTATACAACCAACCTTGATTTGCAGGAAGAGACGGGCGAAGAACACCACGCACTGCATCTTAGCAAGTGGGACACATGGCATACCTCAAGACTTGAGTACGGATGAGGGTGGAACGCTGATAATAGCGGAAAGCCGTACGTCAACGCTGGGAATTATCCTCCCTTGTTGGGCAATGACGACCGACGACAACAGTCAGCAGGAAAATTGCAGAGCCTTCCCAGTGAGTAATCATGGGTAAGGGCAAACTCTGCACCACTCCCTCCTCTTCCAGTAGCAGTTTAACAATAAATCAGTAGTAAGAACAATATAAATAATCAGTAAATGATAAAATATAAGTCTTAGGAACTGAAAAACATTGTCACCCGCCAAAAATTTCAAAGAACACTTAAATATATTTTGTTATGAAAGAACTTGTAAATCTCATTTTTGCCAATACAGAGCGGCCTCTGTGGTTCAGGCACTTGTTATGGACGTTGCGAAAAACCGAAAATGAACCATGCGGAATCGGCTCTTTTTCAAACAAGTATTTTGACGCCATCAACGAGGACACAAAAAAGTGGCTGCACCAGCATCGTAACGACTACTTGGACACAGGAAAGATAACAGGAACGGAGAACTCGACGGACGTAACCAAAGAGAAGTCTTGAAGATTCTCCTTTGTCGTTTCTATCGTGACATTGACAAACCTGCGTGAACGTTTCGCTTATAAATTCTTTTAACTCCATTATCAACCAACTTAATATAGTTTTTTATTATGAAGAAGAGCAAAGCAGTTCGACAAATAACCAAGAAGCAAGCGGATTATATTGCGTCGTTATACTTTAAGCACGTATTCCCAAAGACGAAACAATGCGAACCAGTTCCGCATAATTTTCAATTTTGTCTTTTCTTTTTATTTGACTTGTTATTTGCAGAAACTCTGACAATCTTTCTTTTCCTATTTTTATTTTTGATTGATCTATAACTGACTCCATAAGCATTTTTATCAAATATTCATAATCATGAAAGAAGAATCAAACAACTGGCTTCACTCCATTGTCATCTATCTCAAAAAGGATATACGGACAATCATCATCGGAGTTATAGTAGGCTCCTTAACCACGGTAATAATACATGCTCTATTAGGATGGTAACGATTGAACCAACTACCGCCGCAACAATAGGACGCAAAGAACTCCTGATGGATTCAGTGCGTTCTTTTCTTTCCCTACCAGCATAACCTCCTTCTAAATAGAATGCCTTACCCTTATTCGTAATGCGTACCACAGATCCATTTACAGACGTCAGCTTCTCTATGTAACCATCACTATACAACATTGCCATTATATCATTACTAACCTTTCTGTTTTCATCAAGATAATAAGCCTGCAATGCTTCGTCTTTCTCTTTATTGGTGACTTTACTCATTTTTTCTACTAAACCTTATTATATATAGCCTTTATTTGTTAATAAACATTTCAAAGAGCGCACTTTGTGTTAAATATGTGTTAAATACTGAATTATTTCTGTATTTTTCTTGTCTTACTGATTTTATTCAGTATCTTTGCAAGTGTAATCAATTAAGTACAGCGACAAAGATAAGTAATTTTTCTGAATCGCAAAAGTAAAACAATTAAAAACATACGACTATGGCAACTACATTTAGAAACGAATTGAGAAAAGTGATGAGCCTTGCATGGCAATTTGTAAAGAGAAACGGCTACACGATGAGCGAAGCACTGAAATGCGCTTGGGCGAACATCAAGCTGCGTACTGAATTATCAAATAGAATCGTAAAGTTCTATTTTCAAAAGGTAAACGGTGAGATAAGAGAGGCGTACGGCACACTGAAAAGCGAATTGATACCTGAAACAAAAGGTGATGACAGAAAGCGCAACGACACTGTACAAGTGTACTTCGACACTGAAAAGTCAGAGTACCGCTGTTTCAAGAAAGCAAACTTGATAAGAATAGCATAACCTATTAACACTTACTACTATGTTGACAAAAGAAGAAATATCTGCAATGATCAATGAGGCTGCGAGAGAGATTGCAGAAACAGAAGATATAGACGACATGATTGTATTCACAAAGCAAATCGGCGGTTGTTTAATAGAAGTGTACTACAACTTGATACAAGACTACAGAGAGGTCATCATCAATCACAAAGATGATTATCACGAGAGCCCCAGGCTATCGCAATACATCGAAGACAATCTGCCCGATGACCTTTATTATGTGGTGGAAGAAGCCAGAGAAGAAAGAATACAAGCCTATAAAGACGATTTGGCTCTGTACGAAAGCTTAGAAAGCCAGTTCTATCCAAGGCTGTAGAAGAATTTTGCGCCCTGCGTGCTGCAAAATGGCACTGCAATCGAATTGACAGGGCGGTACTTAACTATTAAAAATTAAAAGACATGGCAGTGTTTCAAATCTTATTGGTGGCAGCCACCATATTTGCCACTTATGTGGCAGCGAGAGAGTGTATTAAAATGATAAAAGAAATCAACAATTAAAGCTATGGACATACAGACAAAATACAAGGTTGGTGAGCCAGTGTGGACTATCAACGACAATGGAAAGGTAGTACAATTCACGATTGACAGCATCACGGTTGACATCTACAAAGATGGAAGTGTAGAAGTGCTATATCACGAAAATTACAATCCACAAGAAATGCATAGCATGATAAGGGATGAAAATGCCTGTTTCAGAACAGAGACAGAGTTAATGAACATGGTTGAATTTATGCAAAAATATATTGAAGAATGAAAGAAAGAACATTAAAGCTAAGGGAGTATTCAATACGGGGTCTATTTAAGCACATCGGGGCTGGCAACAAACTGCATGTGCCATTGAACTTGTATAAGAAGTTTTCTGTGCAGGTGGAATGCTCAAGGCGCAACGAAGTGGAACGCACAGACCCGATGAACAACAAATACGCTACCTCAACGACAGAGAAAGAGGGGTACATCACAATTTTCCAAAGGTACTGATAAACTATGAACATCAATATATCTTTCAGTGAGATTGGCTCGTTGGTAGCCGATTTTACAAGGGTAGGCTATAACGCTGCCGTTGCGGATTACGACCCACCACAAGACAAACTGAAAAAGTCAGAAGTAAAAAAATGGCTGAAGTTCAGGCACATTGAATACAAGACTTTTATGCTGTTGGAAAAGAACGGCTACATACACGCAAGGCATACAAGTGCAGCCATAAACTCTCCTAAGGTATACAGCAAGACAGAGATACAAAAGGCATTAGCCACATACAGGCTCAACAGAATGATAAACACAACAAAGGAGGGATAAAATATGAAAGAACTTAATGAGATACAAGCGAAGTTGAGTGTTCCTAAGACACTGAAAAATCTTTACGGTGGATATATGTATCGTAGTGCAGAGAAAATATTAGAAGCTCTCAAGCCTTTGCTTAATGAATGTAAATGTACACTCACCATCAACGATGACATCGTACTCATTGGCGAACGCTATTACATCAAAGCTACAGCCACTATACGTAATGAAAAGGGAGAGACGGAAACAACAACGGCTTTCGCACGTGAGGCATTAGCAAAGAAAGGCATGGACGAGGCACAGGTAACAGGCTCTGCAAGCTCGTACGCACGAAAGTATGCGCTCAACGGACTGTTCTGCATCGATGACACAAAAGATCCAGATGCGCTAAATACAAGTGCCGAATATACACAGCCTACACAACAACCGATAGATCCTAATCTGGAAGCGGTTATTGCTAATATCAAGGTAGCCACAACTGTAGCAGAGTTGACACAGATATGGAACGAGTGCACACACTGGCAGAGCAATAAGCAATTCGTGTCTGCACTTACAAGTAAGAAAAACGAATTAAAACCAAAAGAGAAATGATAAAATTACAGGACAGCGGTGTGCGCTTTGACCAAGAGCAGCACCGTTACTTTTTAGGAGTTGCGGAATTAAGCGGCATCACAGGTTTTTTGAAGAAACTTGTTTTCCCTGATAAGTACAAAGACATCCCACAGTGGATATTAGACCGTGCAGCATCTAATGGCACTCTTATTCATGAGAGTATAGAATTACTTGACGGTGGTTTCCCTCCTGCAGAGATGAGTGATGAACTGAAAAGCTATCAACGCATCAAAAAGGAGAACAACCTTACAACCGTGGCTAACGAATACATCGTAACCGACAAAGAGCATTTTGCAAGCGGTATCGACCTCGTATTAACAAATGACAAGGAAGAAATCATCCTTGCAGACATCAAGACAACATCGGTATTGGATAAGGAGTATGTATCGTGGCAATTGTCCATTTATGCTTATCTGTTTGAGATGCAGAACCCCAGCTTAAAAGCTGACAAGCTGTTTGCCATTTGGCTTCGTGGTGACAAATCGGAGTATGCGGAGGTTGAGCGTATTGACACAGAAATTATCAAAGACCTTTTGCAATGCGAGGTTGATGACAGGCAGTTTGTCAATCCGCTTGCAAAGCCAGATGCAGATGTTCCTGTTGCGATAAAGGATGCCGAGTACTCTGTTTATACGCTCGTAACGCAGTTAAAAGAACTCAATGAGAAGAAAAAGCAATTGTCGGAAGGGCTTTTAAAGCTCATGCAAGAGAATGATGTAAAGAGCTATAAAGGACAATACATCACCCTATCACGCAAGGCGGCAAGCCAGCGGGAAGACGTAGACAAGAAAAAGCTGAAAGAGCAATATCCAGACATCTACGAAGCGTGCGTGAAAACAACAGAAATAAAAGAAAGTTTACAAATCAGATAAATTATGGCAGCAAATACAAAGACAGGCGTGGTGCTCGCAGTAGGGCAGCCACAGCAAATACAAAGCAAGAGTGGAAAAACATACACCAAGCGAGCCCTTTTCATAGATGCAACTACCTTTGACCCATACACGGGACAGCGTTCGCAGTTCGAGAACAAACTGTTGTTCGAGTTCATGGAAAAGCGTGCATCAGCACTTGACAACGTTCACGTTGGTGATGTGGTAACGGTGTCGTTTGACATACAAGGAAGTGAGTATAAAGACCAAACAGGACAGACACGATACAGTATTAACGTCCGTCCTTACGACGTGGAGGTAAGACCAAAGCCACAGCAGTATGCGCCACAACCACAACCACAGCAGTACACACCTCAACCACAGCCAATGCCTGACCAACCTGCAAACGCAGGCTTTCCTCCTTCTGACATTCCATTCTAACCATGGCACTGTATGATACATCGAATCCACTCGACAAAGCCAACTTCATGCTTCGTGCAAAGAAGTTGGCAGAGAGTGGAAAAATCGTTGAGCTGGCAGAGAAGAAGCCGAAGCGCAGCTTGAGCCAAAATGCCTACTGTCACTTGGCTATATCTTATTTTGCCAGCCAATATGGTTGTACTTTGGAATGGGCTAAGGCACAATATTTCAAGAAATTTGTTAATCCAGACTTATTCATAAGGGAAAAGGAGGATAAGTTTCTTGGCAAGGTGAAGTATCTGAGAAGTAGCGCAGATTTGGACGTGACTGAAATGAGTTTGGCTATTGATAGGTGGCGCAACTGGTGTTCTATACAAGCAAGCATCTATATACCTAACGTAGATGACTACTATTCAATTCAACTCATGGAGGTAGAAATAAAGAAGAACGAAAAATACTTATGATAATAACGAAACGTGCTTTATTCGTACTTGACTATGACAGTTCAGATAAGGTCATACAGCATTATCGAACAGAAGTAGATTTAATGGAACTGGAGATAAAGATAGATAACACTATGAGACCTCCTTATTATGAAGTTTTTAAGTGGTTCAAAGATGGGAAGAGAAAAGTAAATGAGCGTTTGTTTGGCTCTTCACACATGGACAAGATTATTAATTTTATAAATAGTTACTTAGGATAAGCCCGTGAGGGTGTCATAGCAATGTTTAATAATTGTTTAAGTGGGGAAGCGTCCCCACACTCGGATAGGTGGCGGAACAGGTAGACGCTATTAAGCAGTAGGATGATGCTCTAAGCTGAGGTCGGTAGGAAATGACCGATGGGGAAGTCTGGCGAAAATGAGACCAGAAGTAAATGGGTAAACAAAGTGATTTTCACTGACACCAAAACCTACAACAGCGAGCCTTATTCGTAGCAGGCGATAAAAGACGCAAGTGAGCAGCACAACATCCATGCAGGTTCGAATCCTGCCCTATCCACTAAAACAAACATAAAATGTATTACATCAAAAAGAAAAAATCAGATAAGTCGAAGAAACGGCAAACAAGTCAATCAACATTGGTAAAGAAACTTGATAAGGTATTCAGCCTATACGTCAGATTGAGAGATTGTGATACAAACAGAATGTTTCGTTGCATATCTTGTGGAAAAATAAAGCCGTTTGAACAAGCTGACGCAGGACATTTCCACAGTAGGCGACACATGGCAACAAGGTTTGACGAAGATAACGTTTCAGCTGAATGTAGATTTTGTAATCGTTTCAGTGCAGACCACTTAATCGGTTATCGTGAGAATCTCATCAAGAAGATAGGAACACAACGGTTTCAGTTGCTCGAAGGTAAGGCGAACAGCACAAAGAAGTGGTCGTGCTTTGAGCTGGAACAGTTAATCAAATATTACACCGTACTGGTGAAAAAACTAAGTGAGGAGAAAGAAATAAAGATATGAGCATACAACTTCGAGAATATCAACAGCAGGCGGTCGATAAGGCAGTAACATTTCTGACCGACAGCAAGGCGAGATACAACGGAATAATAGTTGTACCAACAGGTGGTGGAAAGAGTCACATCGTAGCAGCAATAGCCGATAGATTGGATAGTAACGTGCTAATCTTCTCCCCAAGCCGTGAAATCTTGGCACAAAACTTCGAGAAGATGAGTGCCATCAACCCTTTCGGTTGTACCATATTCTCCGCATCATTCAACTCAAAGGAAGTAGGAAAGGTAACTTTTGCCACGATAGGCAGTGCGAAGTCGTATCCCGAACTATTCAAACAATTCAGATACATCATTGTCGATGAGTGTCATCAATGCAACCCGAAACAAGGAATGTATAAGGAGTTCTTTGAAGCATTGGGGCAGACGAAGATATTAGGACTGACGGCAACTCCATATCGTCTTTCTTCTTACATGGGCGGTTCAATGTTGAAATTCATTACTCGTATCAGACCACATATCTTTTCCAAAGTAATCTACCAAGTGCAGATTTCAACTCTACTTGATATGGGTTTCCTTTCCAACATAGAATATTATCAATTACCGCCTACTGGCTGGAACGAGGGTAATTTGAAAGTCAACACCACTGGTGCTGACTACACAGATAAGTCAGTGATACGAGAGTATGAACGCATAGACTTTTATTCCTATCTTGTTAGTATCGTTCAAAGGCTTATGAAGCCCAAACGTGGAGGAGCGAGGAAAGGAATATTAGTATTCACAAGGTTTGTCAAGGAAGCGCAAAGGCTGGCTGACAGCATACCTGATTGCGCAGTTGTTTCTGGTGATACTCCAAAAGCGGAAAGGGATAGGATATTGACAGACTTCAAAAGTGGGAAGATACAGGTGGTTGCCAATGCGAACGTATTAAGCACTGGATTTGATTATCCTCAACTTGATACGGTGGTAATGGCACGACCTACAATGTCGCTTGCCATGTATTATCAGATTGTCGGCAGGGAGATAAGACCATACAAAGGAAAACAAGCGTGGTTTGTGGATTTGTGTGGCAACATCAACCGCTTCGGTAAAGTGGAGGATTTAAGGCTCGTCGATACAAATGGAAAAGGAAAGTGGGCGGTGTTCAACAGAACGAAACAGTTGACAAATGTATTATTTTGAAAATGGGAAAGAAGAAAAATATTCTAAAGCACAAATGCTATGATTGTAAGCACGCATACTTGATGAGGTCAGACGTACATGACCCTATCATAGCAATGTGCGAGAAAACGAAAGAGAGGGAAGTGGCAAGCACTATATTGCATTGTCCATATTTTGATAAAAACGATCATTCTATAGAGGTTCATCCCATGATACCATGCAGATAATACACATACCGAAAGATTTGTATAAAAAATTCCAATCGAACAGGGTGGCACAATTCTTCTTATACCTGCTTTTCTCTTCCGATGACAATGGAATGGTAAGTAAAACCATCAGGCAGATGGCTGCTGACAACGACATGAGTACTCGCAAAGTGCTTCAATATCTTTCCGAGATAAAAACGTTAAAAGCATGTATGACAGAGGGAAGAGGAGGTGTGGAGATATGCAACTATCCTTTCTACATAGGAGAGCAGACAAACACTTCCACAAAAGCGACTCTTTCTTATGATTTCGTGGAGGACGAATACAAGGATGCTTTCTTCAAATGGCTTGAGTTTAAGCGGGGATGCAAGAAAATGTACAAGACGCAATCGTCGCTACAAACTTGCTACAATCATCTGAAAAAGATTAGCAAAAACAATCCATCATTGGCAATGCAAATAGTGGAAGAAAGTATAGCCAACAACTGGTCTGGACTTTATGCGAGAAAAGAAAACAAGAAAGACAATATAAACTTAAAAAACATGAAATATGATAGTGAATGGTAGAGAGTTGGATTTCGCAAAGGTTGCAAACTCACTCAAAGATACTGGCTACCGACCACAGCCACGAAACGTGCAGATAAATATTCCTGACGCAAGGAAAAACCTAATGAATGGACTAAAGTACTTATGCGGAGAAAGAGCGAAATGGTGTGGAGAGTATGAAAAAATAGCCGAATGGCTGACAGACAACAAGGGACGTGGCCTTATGCTTGCTGGCAATTGCGGAGTTGGGAAAACACTCATAGGTATGCGCTTACTACCCATACTCATCAATCATTTTTGTGGTCGCATCGTGAATGTTTGCACGGCAATGGAGCTGAACAAGAATCCAGATCTCATCATGTCAAAACATATTATCTACGTTGATGACGTGGGGACAGAGGAAGTGTCCAATATCTATGGCAATAAACGGCTTGTCTTTGCAGAACTGGTGGATGCAGCCGAGAAGAACGGGAAATTACTCCTCTTTTCCACTAATCTTGACGACATAGCTTTTGCAGAAAAATATGGAGACAGAACCATTGACAGGCTGCATGCAATTGTGAGAAAAATAAACATACAAGGTAAATCAAACAGATCATGAGAGAAATAGAAGCAGAACTGACAAACCGTCTGGAAACGGCGATGCGCTGCCACTGCAAGTTGGTGGCAAAGGCACGGATAAGGGACATAGCGAGATTATACGCAGAGAATGGCGTACGCTCGTATGACGAGAAATACAACGAACTGATTGAAAAATACAACCTATGAAAACCATCACTTTTTACGAGAACAAGTACGAGGATAACCACCTCATGCTGTGCGGCATATACGCTTGCAAGGCGGTGAAGAACCTATGCCTGTGCGTTGTCGACGCACTACACTTCCTCAAGCGGATCATCAAGTGTTACCCCTTTGCTGCATTATTCGTTGTCGCAATGGCATGCACGCTGATAAGTCATGTGGAGATAGGCAAGGCAAGAACTGAAAGGGACAAGCTATCGCATGAGCTGTATGTAATGAAACAGAAAACAGAACAATGGGAAAGTATTAAAAACAGATAAAGCAATGAAAACCAAAACTAATAGCAACAGCCGTGTTGAACATTTATCTATGAACAACTAAAACGTTGCTAAAGAAAATATGACACATGCATCAATTTTCAGTGGAATAGGCGGAGCAGAACTTGCTGCGTCGTGGATGGGCTGGCAAAACCTATTTCATTGTGAAATACAAGAGTTCCCAAGGAAAGTATTGGAATATTGGTATCCAAAATCAATTAGTTATGAAGACATCACAAAAACAGATTTTAAAAAATGGAGAGATAGGGTCGACGTTCTTACTGGAGGATTTCCTTGTCAACCATTCAGCATCGCTGGCAAGCGTGCAGGAGCGGACGATAACCGTTACCTCTGGCCGGAGATGCTACGAGCGATACGGGAGATACAGCCAGCTTGGGTTGTTGGCGAAAACGTTGCTGGAATCATCAGCATGGTACAGCCAGGCGATGAGGTTAAAATGGGTCGCACAGACGATTTATTCGAAAAGAATTACATATACAGAAAGGAGCAAGAATACACACTCTCGGTCATCTGCAAAGACCTTGAGCGTACGGGATATGCAGTCCAGCCGTTTGTTATTCCGGCTTGTGCCGTCGGTGCGCCACACAGGAGAGACAGAGTATGGATTGTTGCCAACCGTGCAGACGCAAGGGTTGAAGATTTGCAACGAGAATGGCAAGACGGAATTTCTAAATCCTCTTTTGCTTCCCACACCGACAGCAATAGACAAAGGAACAGGTCGCATAAACAAATCATTGGGCAAAAATGCAAGAGAACGACCAACGCTGGCAAAATGCGCAAAGATGCAGCTTCTTCCTGCACCAAAGACGACAGCAAAAACAAATCTGAAACATCACAACAAACAGAAAGTAAATCTGACCGAGAAAAATTCCCACAGAATTGGTGGCGGAACTTCCCAACTCAATCCCCTATATGTAGCCGAAATGATGGGCTTCCCTTTGACGTGGCTGACCTCGCCATTTCTTTCCCAAAATGGAGACGAGAGGCAATCAAAGCCTTGGGAAACGCCTGGGTACCACAGGTAGCATACGAGATATTCAAGGCAATAGAACAATTGGAAAACATTAAAAACAGGTAAGGCAATGAAAAAGAAGATTGAAATTAAAAACATATTAGGCAATGTATTGTTCACTCATGAATGTGAAGATAACAGTGTGAAGATAACAGTAGAGGAAGCGGTAAGGCAAGATGTGTCGCTATGTGGTGCGAACTTGCGTGGTGCGGACTTGCGTGGTGCGGACTTGCGTGGTGCGGACTTGTATTATGCGAACTTGTATTGTGCGAACTTGTATTGTGCGAACTTGCATGGTGCAAAAAACATCCCATTTATCCCGATTGCTTGTCCAAGTGATGGTTCTTTTATTGGTTGGAAGAAAATAAAAGGCTGTCTTGTGAAATTGCTCATACCAGAGGATGCGAAACGCAGCTCTGCCACAACTAACAAATGCAGATGCGACAAGGCGAAAGTACTGGAGATAATAGATTTAACGACAAACGAACACCTTGATGATATTATTAACGAAGAATACGCCAAGTGCGTGTATAGAGTGGGTGAAATGGTCTACCCCGACAAGTTTGATAAAGAGCGGTGGAAAGAATGCTCGCATGGCATACACTTCTTCATCAACAAGCAAGAAGCGGTGGAGTATGTATCCTAAAACATATTGAAATGATGGAAAAGAAATATTATTTTACATTTGGTTGTGGCATTGATACGCCACATCGCAACTGCTACCATGTGGAAGTAGCAGAAAATTTTGGAAAGGCAAGGGAGCAGATGATAGACAAGTTCGGAATCGACTGGGCATTTCAATATACAGAAGATGAATGGCTTGTCAGCCGTGAGAATTATCAAAAATACATTGAAATGGGTCGATGCTCCACCCCTTGGCACGATGGCTTCACGCAAGCGGAAATGTTTAACTTAAAAGAGATATAACGACAATGGAAACAAACAAGAATGAACCAACAGAGAAAGAGTTTAAAGATAGTAATAAATTGTATTTGAGTTTGATGAGGGTTTTTGATGATGAAGAATTTGTAATGCGCCTACCAGTATTTATAACTTCATTAGCGTATTTTTTGTCAGAAATGTCTGAGATAGCAGTGATATACGGTATCAATAAGGACGGTTTTATTGACAGCTTGGTGACAGCCACTAAGCATGTTAATGAGTTGAATGATAGAAAAAACAAGTAAAGCTATGGAAAAGACGTGAAATGCCATTACGAAGACATCAAAGGAGTTGGTAAGGTTCTTATCCCAGGCTGCACAGCGGTTGCATGGAGTGGCGACATTCATGATTGCATCTGCCACCGTGAGCCACAGAGCTTTTCCGCCTTTGAACGACAGAAATACAACAAGGAAGTGAGGCGTCTAAAAGCAAAGATAAAGGAGCTGGAAGATGAGAATGACTTTTACAAAAAGATTTTAGAACGTAATGAAATAGAAATAAAATTATGAAAACAGTAGAAATAAAAGTATCAGTAGATATTGAAGATGTTTACAATGAGTTGAGTTGTGCTGACAAAGAGGAGTTTTTGATAATTCACGCTACCGACATAGCAGGAGAGCTTGGCACTGTTGCTGCAAATTGGTTTAATGATTACGAAGTGAAAGAGTTTGTCGAAGCTAATATTGACAAACTAACAGATGAAGTATTGATAAATGAAATAAAAAAAAGAGAATTGGAGGTAAATTTATGAAAATGTTTACAGAGTTAAAACGTGTGTATTCGCAGGGATATATGAATTATGTTCCAAATTTCCAAAAGACTTTTCCTGAGTTAAAAAATCTAACCAGAGAGGAATTAGCGGATAGATTTAAGTCGCTGGGAGTAGAGTTCTATACAGCTGAAAGGAAACCAATTCCAATACTTATCAGACTAACTATGCCATTTGCGTTTGTAACAGTTGCTATAATGGTGCTTTTCATGCCTTTGCATTATTTAATTACAG